AAACATCGCCGATAGAACCAGCAGGGACGGAAATCACGAGGTCAGGAATGCGATATTGGAGCGAACCTTCAACGGTGAAGGCTTCAGCACCGGTCGCACCTTTTCTAACTAACAACACGAGTTTTTCGGTATGGGGTAATTCATAACCTAATTTACCTTCGGTGTTAGTCGTTGCGGAACCACCCAATTCGGCGGAAACTTCAGTTGAAGCACTTCCGGTTCCGTTTTGAGGGATATTGTGTCGGAAGAATCCTGCTGGAGCCGTGATGTCCGCGAATGGGAAACGGCGTGGGATTCTGAGATAGTCGTCCGCAGTCGCTGATGTAGTAAAGACCACTTTAGGGCTTAACAAATCTAACGCTGGAGGGGCGATTGTGATTTTTAAGTTTTTAATTGCCATAAATTATTTTCCTCAATTCTTATAATGATGGAGGAGTGGTATTGGCAACATAATTCAATTTTACCTTGAACAAACGTTGTGGGTAAAGGTTGAAGAAGTCGTAATACTCAACGGTTTGATAACCGGTTCCGCCCATTAAGATTTCATTTGGCATAATTTCGTATGAGATAGTATTTTTATATGGAACAACGTATTGAATACCGTCCATCGTCTTGAAGATTGCCCATTCTGCTTCGACTTGTTTAGAAGTCGCGTTGCGGGTGGTAATCGAAGGGACTTGGATTTTACGGATATCGACGCCGTTTGCCATCGTTACAAATCCTGCTTTGAATGCTTCGTCGTTTGCTAAACCTTCATATTGTAATTGAGCATCACGAAGGACAGTTTCGAAACGTTCGGAAGCGAATAATTTGAATTCTGATGGTTCCATGAAGTTATTGACCACAAACGCTTTTAAGATGTCTAACACTTGAAAAACGTTGTTGGCTTGTAAGAAACCTGTGGTAGACCATGAAAGAATGGAAGGAATATCGATGGTTTGACCTGCAGGAAGTTTGGCGCACCATTCTGCTAATTCACGTTCCGCTTCAATTGCCCATTTATTAATGAGTTTTTTACGGACTTCTGAATCTTCAGCGGATAGTCTTTCGATTAACTTACCGACGTTGGTTTGACCCCAATGGGAGTAACGACCACGGTCGATAGTTACGCGCTTCGTCGAAGCCTTGATGAATTCGATAGAAGCAGGTTTGAGTTCACGTTCCTTGATTGTAGTTTGGTGAACGGTTAAGTCGTGGTAGACAGGAATGTCTAATTCACGTGTTTCGAGATTTAATTCCCCTTCGAAACTGCTGTCGCAAGATTGAACTAAAACGGTGCGTGGATACCATTCTTTATAAATCTTGTTGGACAACGCGGGGAGTTTCACAAATTCTGTGTTTGCCATAAGCTAAACTCCTATTTATTTTTATTTTCGTAGAACGCAATCGACTTTTGGAGTTTTGCCTCAATCTTGGCGGCTTCTTTTAACGACATGAACGGTAACTTTTGAGAAATACGACGCATTTCTTCTTCAGAATATACATCGCCACCCATAGTATTTCCTTGAGACGGAGACGTTGGAGAACCTGAACTCGCTTGTGCTTTCTTTTGATAGTTAGCAAGGAGTTGTTCTTTAGGAACGCCACTTAACTCGCTTCGAAAAGCAATAAACTCTTCGTAGAGTGTCGTGAAATCCTTTTTGCCCAACACTTTACCTTCAAGGTATTGTTTGAACGATTTGTCGCCATCAAGCGCCGAAAGTTCCACTGAAGGATACTTTTCTTTGAACTTGATTAGTTGTTCGCCAAGTTTATTGACTTGCTCCGGACTTGAAGCAGGTTTTGTTTCGGTCTCAGCGGTGGCAGGTTTATTAGCCGGTGCTGTTTCTTTAACTACTTCCTTTTGCGGTTGTTCTTCAGTTGCTTTTGGTGGATTAGTTGGCTGCGCGGCCACTTTATTCACTTTGGCTTCTGCTTCCCTACGCTTACGGGCTTCTTCCGCATTCTTATTCTTCAACAACTCTTCTGATGTTGGTTTAGGCTTTTCTTCACCAACGAGAGCCGTTACTTCTTCATCACCTTCCAACAAATCTTTGAAAAACGTTTCTTCTGGTTTTTCAGCCACTTGTGCCGTGGGGACAACGGGTTTTTCTAAATCAGCCATGTTTTCCTCTCTGACGCTCGAGAAAGCGACACTACCTTAACGATGGTAGCCTACGTTATGATTCTATTATATCACACTTTTGAGATAGTCAAGTCTTATTTATTACTTTCTTCTTCTACCGGCATTTCTTCAGTTGGTTGTTCTACTTGTTCGGCAGTTTGTTCTGGTTGCGCTTCTTGTTGATTATTAGGACGTCTTACATTTCCCTTAACCATAGTTTCTAAAATTCTTTGTGTATCTTCAGTAACGGTTTTAGTTCTTTGGTCTGCTTTTTGAACTGATTGAATTGCTTTAGCAGAAATATCCGCCATCATAGATTTTAATCTTAGATTTTCTTGAATAATAGAATCAATGTTCATCATATCCTTTTGCGTCTTTTGATATGCCTTCGTCATTTGTTCCATCACTTGTTGTGATTGTTGAATTTGTTGTTGTAATTGTTGAATCACCAGGTTGCTATTATTTTTTGTGAGTTCTACTAACTCTTGTTTATTAGAAATATAACCTTCAGGCAACATCGAAATATACGCTTCGAATGGTGCTTGTCCCGATTGAACCATTAAGCCCATCAATTCCATATTTGTATATTCGGAGAAAGAAGGTGCCGAACCGACTTTGATATCAATCATCACATCATCATTTAGATATTCGCGTCCATCAAACGCTTCGAGACCTTGATAACTTCTAACATCGTCTTTCATGTTTCCGTGATTGATAATAGTAAATGATTCATTATCATAAAAGAATTTAGCAAACAAGAACATAATCTTTGCTTGTTCTTTTTTGAATTCGTTAAACATCATCGCATTATCAGAAGAGTTTTCTTGTGCGCGTTGTAATAAGAGTTGCGTTTGTTTTCCGCTTTGTCCGGAAAAATCGGCCATACCCATTTGAACATTACTCGCACCAGCAACTTGACGTGTGATGCCAAGTAAATTATTAGAGTATGAAGCCGAGTCCGCCGGAACATTAGCAACCGGTAATCGACCGAAGGCGTTTCCGATTGGTTCATTTGGCATTGTGTCGAGTTGGAGCATTTGTCCGTTTTCAGTTGTGATTTCATTGGAGTCAATCACGCCTTTACGGAACACATATCCACCAAGCACATTATCTTGAAGTGCTTTATCGTAAACCGAGAAGTGATTATTGATAGACTTTTGCGATTCGATATATTCAAGTGTAATAGGAAGACCATAAAAACAATTGTCGCGTTCATTTAAGCACAGACGCGCGAATGGATAAAGATTCCAAACGTGAAGTTCGCGGTCATCTTCGGCTTCAACTTTTTCCTTCATTTCAAACGGTGCTTTTTCGTCTTGAACACTTAACGTATTAGGTTGTTCTTTTTTATCTTTGCCTTTGTAAAACGGATTGAGTGGTGCTGGTTCTTTTAAGACTTCGTTTTGTGTTGAAATTACAAAAAACACTTGACCTTCTTCGTTACGATAGAATTTAGTATAAACATTAACGAGTTCTTCTTCCGTTTTGTTCGTTACGTTTTCAACTTCGGTGCCATTTGTGTATAAATTACCATCGGCAACATAATTGCGGTCGCCATATTTCTTTTTAAGTGAATCAATCTTCTCGCGCGTTACATACATGACCCATTCTTGGTCTTGAATGCTTTGAATGTATGGGTTTGCCACCGAAAAATTACGAATGTCGATGACTTCGTAGCGCATTTCGCCACCGGACTTCTTCATGAATCCGCGTTTTTCCGCGTCCCAATAAAAATAACCAACCGCTGTGCCTTTGGTGTAGTCGTCCGACAATGTTTTAAGGTCTTTAGAACGTAAATTAACGCATTGAGCGAGGTATTTTAAGAAATCTTGAATCTTACGAACGCTTTTGAAGTTAGTTGAATTGACTAAATAACCATATTCGTTCGACATGATATTACTCTTACGAGTTTTACCAATTTGTTTAATAATATTTAATGTAATTTTTGGATATTCTTTGATATCTTCGTCCATGTTCCATTGTTTTCCGTTTTCAAAAAGAACACTTCGTTTGATATCGTTGATAAGTGAAATGGTAGATTTGAACGAGGTCGCACTTTCAAACTGCTCGTAAATATCTAACGCCATTCTTTGACTTTTTTCTTTAGTCATGTGTTATCACCTACTTGGTTTCGTCGGGATACGACGTGAGCCATTTCTTTTTTTGTTGTAATCTCGCTTGTTGCTTTTCTTCTTTAACATTTTCTTTTAATGCGAAAACAATTTCTTCCAAACTCTTAATGCGTTCTTCTTGTTTGGTTGTCAGTTGTTCAAGGGCAGTAATCTTGTTCAATAAATCTTGAAAAAACTGTGTGTTTTCTACTTCTTGTTTTTTGTTTTTATTTACTATGAATTTAAGCATTGTTAGTGTAGATACCCTTTCTAACTTTTGTCTTCCTTTTATATTTTATCATATTATCAAGGAATCCGCCATTGGATTTTTCTTTTATCACTTGACGGGTTTGTTTTGCTTGGAAACTATCAGACACGTATAAGGCAATCGCGGTCGCCATCACAATATCGTCATGATGCCCACTCGCAGCATTCATTTTATTGAGGCGAGAGTCTTCCATCAAGTAGTATTCCGCTTCATACCAGAACTCTTTATCCCTGATAAGATTTGGATTCGCCGTGATTCTCGACCGAAGTGAAGAAATAATCGGCGCCTTGGATAGACTTGTCGTCTTCCAACCATACTCGATACCACCCACGACTTTAGAATCTTGTCTTACCACGCTTTCCGTAATATAGAGGTTTCGATATCCAAGTTTGAGAATATAATTACATATTTCGTGCGAGTAATTGACTTCCGGCACAATCAACGCATCATTATACATCTTGGCAATCTCGACCACAATCTTAGCAAGGTGTTCTTCACCAATATTCTTTTTACCGAATCGTGCAGCGACGGCTTTCGTTACGTTATTGACCACCACCACTTGATTATAGTCCGCCCCCATACCTGACGTATCGATTCCTATCGTGTATGGTGTGCGATATTTGATTTCTTCGACTACAAGGTCGGTATCAATGTATTCATAATCC